GTTAACTATTTTGTCTGTATTCTTATTTACATCTTTACTGCTATGATTCTTATAGTATTGTTTTGCTAGGGTCTTAAACTTATCAGTATGGACGTATTTAGTAACTTTAGCTTGTTCAGCTTTATTCAACTTATTGAAATATTCTTTATACTCCTCAGGATGATTAGTTAAATACTTAGCTAAACTACTAGTATTTTTAGTATCTTTTATAGTCATAGCCTTAGCTATAGGGTTACTTTTATCTTTAAATAACTTGGTACCCTCTTTATTTATACTAGAATGTTTAAGCAGTTGTTCTCTACTATCACTTACTGGCTGCTTAGGGGAGACTGGATTTATATACTGTTTAAATAGTCTATCAAACTTTTGTTTAGGGGTAAGTTCTTTAGTGCTATTAGATATAGTAGAAATATCCTTGAGATACTCCTGGTCTAATTTATGTTGTTGGTTCATTAAGGCTTTTTGTTGTTGATAACTTAACTTAAGTAACTGTGCCTGTTCTTGTGGAGTACCTTGTGCACTATATCCAGTAGTACTACGAACATTAGTTTTATCCATACCCATGTTTAGCATTTGATTTACAGCTTCTACTTGTTTACGTGTTGGTGGGGTGTCCAAATTACCAGGGAAAAGTTGTTCAGGTGCATATTGTCCAGACGCTAAACCATCTTTAATAGCTCCATTAAAGTAAGCCATAAATTGTTTATCTGTTACCTGTGGAAAATACTTTTTATAGTATAGGTAAGCATCTTTAACATCTTGTTTATTAACTGATTGGTTAGAACCAAAAGCATTAGTAAATACTGTCCACAAGCTATTATGTTTTTTATCTATTGTATCATTCAACCATTTGTTAAATGCTTCCGGGTTATTTTCAACTGAATAATTAATACCGTTAGAATTTCTCCCAGTACTTCTAACATTACCATTAGAACCAATAGATATACCGATAGTATTTTTACCACTACCTTTACCATGCTGTTTGACAAATTCTTTTATTAGATTACTGCTGTTAGTGTATACATTTTTAGCAGCATCTAGTTGAGGTTCTAACATCTCTTTAGTTGGTTGTGCCCCCAGTTTGCTATTAGTATATTCCATAGCTTTAGCTTGTAAGGCATCCAGAGGTAACCCAGTATTACTTTGAATCAGTTGCTGAAGTGTATTATTATAAAGTGCTTTTCTGTCTACAGGTGGCTGATTAGCTTTATACATTTCAAACATTTGTTGTTTAGCATCTGGGGTTAATAATTTATTTTTTAAATGCTCATTTTGTAAACTAGCTTCAGGTGTGTTACCAGGATGTGCTGGACCGAAGTCACCAACATTTAATCCAGTAGTAGCTTGAGCTTTATTTACTTGGTTAGCATAGTAGTTATCAAATTGCTGGCTCAAATCATTTTGAGCTTTGCTATAAGCAGTATTTTCTGCCTCTAATATACTTTGGTTTTGTTGGTTAATACGTTGGTTTTTTAAATCATAGTTATATTGTTCAACACGTTTATTTCTATTTTCTGTGTCTAATATATAATCTAGTTGTTGCTGCTGCTGTTTTACACGCTCTTGTTGAGTTATACTATCAACGAGTCCTTTAGCTAATTGCCCAGCTTGACCCATAGACCTAGAGGCATTAGCCATAGCACTGTTAGCACCACTAAAATTTACGTTGGTATTTCTCCAATGTTGTCCTGGCATATTATATCCTTACTTATTTTTACCCTATTGGGGCTGTATTAACTTTTCTATTTTCTACTGCAGCTCTGCTAGCTGCTTGCTGCTCAGGAGTTAGTGTATTACCTGCTAGTGCTAATCCAACATTGTTTGCATTTACCATATCGTTGTTTATTAGCTTACCCTCATTAGCAATATCACGATTAGCAGCATTTTTTGTGAATGCAAATTGGTCTTGAGCTAGTCCATAATTTTTATAACCTAAATAGGCATTTGCTGCGGATGTTGCTGCACCTAATATCTGAGAACCAGTGGATAAATAGCCACCATTACCAAACCACCCGGTGTTACCTTGTGGTTGTGTACTCATCTGAGACGTTGTACGTACTTCACCAGTACCTCTAGTATTGATACTAGGATTTTGTGAATTAGCCGACGTATTTACCTGTTTTACAAGACCATTCATTTGGTCCCCAAAATAATCTGGATATGCCATATTAAATCCTTAAGTTTTAATTATATGTGAAATTATAACTAAATAATACCTAATCTGAGTTTATTAGTTATGAAGTCATCTTTACGTATGTCATAATCATATAGCAATCCATAATCATACTGTACCTGACCTTTAGCAATATAGTAGAAAGCATCTACACTTTTAAGATATGCTTGCTTACCCTGTATATTATTTAGTTGTGTAATATCTTCGGGATTAAGTCCCTGTGAATATTGACTGTATAACTTTTCTAGTTCTTCATATTTACTATCTAACAAGTTGGCAAATTTATTTTGTTCTTGCGTAAGTTCATCCATTTTTTGCTGTGTATGCATACTATATGCACTTGAACCAGTAGTAATGACCCCTGCAGCTAAGTTTAGTATAGTAGTAGCACTGGCTTCTGTTACTGAAGTAGTTAAAGCTTCTGCACTTAAAAATTCCCCTGCATTCAAATCTGCCCCAGCTACATAGGATACAACTATAACTACGACTACTAGTATAACTTTTAGCCAATCTGGCATATTAGTTGACATGATTAACTTTAATGCATATCCTGCAGCTGCACCTACTGCTAACATTTCTACGGCTGAAATTAGATAGGCACTTAGCTCTGCCCCTAACCCATCTGTAAATATAATAATTATAATAGCTATAATGATAGCTACAACAGTAAGAAAGTCTTTAAAGGCTCCCTGAGCATACCAATCTATAGTTATAATTTCTGCAGAGTAAAAATGTAATTTAAGTGTGTATGGAAATAGTGCTGTCTGCTCTAATGCACTCAATTCATGCAAAGCAAAAAAAGCCAATGGCATTTCCAAGCCTGAGCTAAGTGGTTTTACCGAAGTACCTACTAAAGTATATCTATCAATATAAGTACCTGCTACCATACTAATTAGAGTATATTTAATATAGTAATCTTCATTTATTTGATGGCATAGAATAAGGTTATTACCACTTACACTGTTAGTGTAGGTACCTAATAGCCCTATAGAACCTTCAATAACTTCCCTAGTTTGACCTTGCCATGCAATATAGATATTATAGGGAGTCTCTTGAACAGTTGCCATATATAAGGGTAACATTGTGGTATTTTGATAGAGGTTAGTGTCATTAAACAAACCCTCAAAAGTTATATAGAGTAATTTTGCTATCTCAGGGGTGCGTTGATGTACATTTATAGTATAATTAAATATAACATCCATAACATCATCAATATCTGGATTACTACGTATACTGTCCATTAAACTGTCAATATCTACACCTACAAGATTTAATAAATCTTTGGCTTCTTTGTAACCTCTACTTGTTTTATCATGGTCAATATCATTAGTATTATTACGTAGGATAACACTAGGTAAAAATTCAGTATACTGTAAAGAGTAACTGGTATTTTCGTCTAAATCTGGATAAGTGCCTGTACCTATCTCATATAACCAGTAATTCCAATTAAGTTCACTATCTGTATAGAATTTAGCAATAACGTGTGAAGCTAATGGGAGTAAAGGTATAGTTATAAAATCTACTTGATTTTCATAGGTAAAGATATCACTCTCCTCAACAGTATCTTTATCGACTGTTTTAGTAGTAGAAGTATTGGATAATTCTAAAGCATCTTCTTTACGGGTTTTAATTACTTGAGTAGTTACATCATCTTTAGAATCGTCATCTTCATTTGGCTCAACTGTAATAATAGTTTCAACAAGTATACTTCTACCTATCTGACAAATATAGTTATCATCTTCAGAGTTATAGTAAATATCCTGGTGCAACCAAACACCTTGCTCATCTTCATATACTGGGTCAGTATATAAAAGTGTTAGACTAGTTGCTTGGTAATAATGAGAATCTCTTAAGTATGTTGCAGCCCATATCCATTTATCACAAGTACCCTGTCTAACGTCTAAAATAGTACAATCAATATCCAAATCTGCGTCTATAGCTTCTTTTGTAGCCACAGGTGATACAGCATTACCCGTAATATTAGTAGTGGGTAAGCGTCTACTATAAGCCGTCTTAGCATAATTATATAGCCCACTGTATTTATCAGTTATACGGGCACTTTCTACAGCTAAGTGACTAATAACAGACCCATCACAGTCTTGTTGATGTCTTAAAGCAAGCGTAGTAAGTAGATTACTGCTATCTTCTGGGTTAAACACAGGTTGACTTAATACTTCTGTTTTAATTATCTGTTCATCTTGGAAACCTAGCTTACCCATAGTATATTTTATGGAAGGGTATACTACATCATCCCATATAACCTTAATGGCAAAGTTACCATAAAACAAGTCTGAGAATTTTGCTTCACTTAAATCTTCGGCGACCTCCCAAGGGTCTTTTATCTCCCCACCTGCTGCACCACCACCCATTAGACCTTCCTTATTTGAAGTAAACGATATAAGCGTAGGAATTTACTATGAAAGACTTTAATATTTTTAATAGTTACATAATCGGTTATACCTCGATTATACTTACGAATACTTTCTGGTGTGACCAAAGATTTAAAAGTTTTATAGTTAGTATGATGAGGATACACACGTAAGTAATGCAACTTTGTCATAGAACCTTTTAGTAGTAAAAGTACCTCAGTTACTTTATCTAAAAAATAGAGTGTTACTGCATTGGCAGTATTATCTGGGTTTTTAATATAACAAAAAGCCCCCATAAGTTGAGATTTAGAATTAAAACATACATAAGCAAAGCCTTCATTAATAGCTTTTTTGAGTAGCTGTGTATATTCTTGTTTGTCTAGTATAAACTGTTCACAATCTAAAAGGTAATTAGCAATTATACCTACGAGTTTAGGTAAGTATGTAAGAGTCAAAGGTTGTAAAGTGTATATTTTATTATGACTTACGTAAGACACATGACCCATAGAACCCTCCTAAACCACTTGCAAGACATAGAATTTCACCTTTTACACTTGGGTTATCTAGTGTGAGACAGAGCTCAAGTAAGGCACTAACACCTTGTGTGTGTCCTATTTTATCTTTGTAAAATAAAAATTTAGTACCCTTTTTATTTAATAATTCTATTTCAGCAGCATTATTAGTCGGTGTACCAGTACCATGTGGTTTAATATAGTTGAATTGCCCTTGTGGTATTATCTTAGCATATCCTTCTACTGTTGTATGGAAAGGGTTACGATTGTACTCATATACCCATTTAGTATTACTAATATACCCCAGGTATTTTTTAGGTCTCTTTCTACTTAATAGTATGTAAGCAAATCCATCACCACATAGTAAATCAATATGGTGTTCTTTAAAAATACGCAGTGTATTGGAGCTAGTTTTTTCCTCAGCAATAATTAGAACTTCGTCACATACCCCTAATGATAATAGTTGGTTAGCTTCATAGATAGAATGCATAGAACTAGCGCAAGTATTAGAATTAATAGATGCATAAGTTACTAACTCTGGTTTATTTAAGGAACCAATCCATTGATGTAGGGTATAGGCTGTACTTTCTTTTATAATCATCGAGGTAGGTTGAGGTTTTACTGAACCAAGATAACGAGGATTGATGCTGCCCTCACTACGACTCTCTGATTGATGAATATTAAAGCCCCCTGCCAGTAGTACTGCAGTATTGGTTGTAAGCTCAGGGAGTTTAATTTTGCTCATAAAAGCTTTAGTAGTATAGGCTTCCCTAGATAAATCAGGGATTTCATAGTGGTCACCACAATCTATAGTGGGTTTTAAATAACCGAAGTCTTTTATAAACATCTGTTGATTACCTCTTTTACAGTGATATTTTCCCAGTCTATAGTTTTAAATGGGTCCTCATTTTCTGCCACATCCTTAAAAATGTTGTACTTATTATCTAACTCTAAAAACAGTACAGTATAACCAAAACTGTCAAGGTTTGTTTCATGTAGTACAGATTCAAATTTAACTGGCGTGCCATTCTCTTCCACTATTGTTTGGTTCATAAAAGTTAGTATTTCTGTCTGCTTAGCTGTCATACTATTGTCCTAATGGGTCAGTTGTTACAGTAATAGCTAAAGAGTCAAGTGCTGATTTTAATGTACTATCAATACTATTAACTTTAATTGAGTCTGGAATTGACTGTGCATCTTTAGCTACTGAGTAAGCTACAGACCAACTATCTAATAATTGTTTAAGTAGTTTATTTTTAGCATCATCATCAAAACCGGCAGTTTGGCGTTCTACTAAGGCTATCTTAGCTTCTTCTTGGTCTGTCTGTTTTTCAGCAAGTTGATGTTGTAATACAAAACGCATTGACTCAGCAATAGCTGTTTGCATAGCTCCTAGATACACAGTTGCATAATCACTACCTGTAATTCTACCTAGTTGGTATTGTGCATCAATGTGTTTATTGATAGTCTCCATCATGTCATCAAAAGCACCATCACCAGTGACAACTTGTTGCTCATTGGTCTGTACATTATTTGTAAAATCTGTAAAAGGTATTGTTGTATTCATATTAGTGGAATCCTTATAGTAAGTTAACTTATTACAACCTACCTAAGTAGGCTGTATAAACTAAGCTTTAGCTACACCATCACGCATAAGTTGTGATTGTTTTAATTCTGCTAATTCATCAGGAGTGAGTGGGGGTAACTCTTGAATGTTATATTTTTTAATTTCTTTGGGGACTGTAATTGGTCTACCTTGTTCATTTTTCGATTTCACTGTAATAGTACAGTTTTGGTTTTTTAGCATATCTAAATAAATTTTAGGTACATGCCATTCAACACCGAATGGTACTGTAATGCGAGGTAAGCTTAGAATAGAGTTACTTACGTGTAAGTATGGGGTAGTTTCCCAGTCTTTCATTTGTGGGTCATTACAAGTTAAAATGATACGTGTAAGTGCTGTTTGCTCTTTACGAAAATCTACTCTTACTTGATTTACGTCAACTTTAGTCTTTTCTACTTTTACAGTATTGTCTTCGTTTGGTGTTAATTCACCCTCTACAAGCTTACGTAATTTATCAGTTGGGATATTACGCTTGTATTCCAGACCCATTAGGTCAGCTCGTTCCATTAAGAGTTCTCTCTCAGTTTGTGTTTTTTCACTCATAGTATTACCTTTTTATTTTAGTGGAAAGGAGGGTGGATACCTCCTTATCTAGTGGTTAGCCAATAGGCACTGTATAACTCCTACTTGTTAGTAGCTATGTATTTTTACCCTGTGTATCTGGAATTATATCATATAAGTTACTAAAAGCATAACCTTCTAGTAAGTTGTATTTATTAGCTTTAATAGTATTGCCATTAAATTTACTATAAAACCATTTAACAGGTAATGAGTATTTTTCAGCATATTCTAGCTTAGTCATTTCTAATTGTACGACTATTTCACCATCAGGTGTACGTAATGCCCAAGGTTTAAATGTATTAAATTTTCTATTGGCTTTTAACGTAGCAGCCTTTTTAGCTTGTGTTTCCTCTGCTTGCTTACGTCCAGTAAGTTTTTTACGCATTTTATCAATAGATTCCTGTTTAGGTTTAAAACCTTTTCTACTAGCACTAGCTTTAGCCCTAGACTCTTCAGTCCATTTTCTACCAGTATTTGCTTTACGAAGAGCTTCTTTAGTTTGTGGTAGCATAGGCTTACCATAGTGTACAGATTTTTCACCTTTTTGTGCTTCTGATATTTTTTTACGAGTTTCGGCAGATTTAGGAAAGCCTTTGTGTGCACTTGCAGGAAAACTATCACCCCCCTCAGTAGAATTATACCCATTATTATAACTATCACACTTTGCTATATAGTATTTTTCTTTCTCATTAGCTTCCACCAAGGTGTATGCTTTATCAAGTATTTCACTATTCCAAACGTTTTCATCATATTTAAGTAAAGCAGCATGAAAATGAAAAGGCTTATTGCCTTTTTCTTTAGTGAGTTTAGCAGTAGATTTATGTTGATTAAAACGCTCTTGTAGTGTAGTAGATGTAAGCCCTATATATGACTTATTATTTGTAGTATTTGTATGTTTATATATTATATACATAGTATATCTCCCTTATAAAAAGAGAGTATATACTATATAACCTTAAATTAACCTTTGGCTAAAGTAAGTACTTTTGCAATCCACTCAGAGCGTAAGATAAGTGTACCTTGCCAGAACTGAATTGAGCTATAACCAATTTTCTCAAATGGGTCATTAGGGTTAGCATATGTACCTGGTTTACGTACAATGATGCGGAATTTGTCGTTAGATTTACCACTTGATTGGAACTTAATGTTTGCAAATGAACCAGAACCAACTACTAACATTGGGTAAACGTTGTATTTGCTTCCATCATTCAAGTAAGACTTATCTGAATCATCAGTAAGGTCTTCACCTTGTCCAACATATTCCATCATTTCAGGAACTACAACAATACGGAAACCTGCAATTGCACCGATTTCACCATTAAGTGAGTTAGTGTTGTTTGCTGCATATTTAGTATCTGAACCACCATTTGCATATTTCTCTACTGGAATAAACGCTTTGTTACCATGGTAGTCAGTCATACGCATAAGAGTTGGGATAAGTTTAGAACCAACAAACATATAACGAGCAGCTTTAATATTTACAATATCAGTGTTACGTGAACCTGTAATTGCTTTAGTGTCCTTAGGACATCTGTTGTCATCAAGAGCTACACCAAGTTGTACAAAGTCATCATATGTAACTTCTGAATTTAGAGTTGCATCATCATTTGGACCTGTTGTTGCAATACTAGATGCATCACCAGTATAGCGTACTACACCCGCAGCATTGATAAGGTCAAGTTGAAGAAGGTCTTCTGAAATTTCTCTTGCCCCACGAAGTGACTCACGGTTAATATGCATATAAAGTTCTTTATCAGTATCGAAATCCATAGAGTCTTTAGACCACTCATAGAAGAAACCATACTGTGAAATTGAACCTGATACTTCAATACGCTTGAAACCTACTCTATTTACACGTCCACCAGTTTCAGTAAGAGTTGGTAGTTTACCTGCGATAACACCCGGGTCTTTACTTGAACCATATAGATTACCGTTTGCAATAGTTGCACCAGAAGCATCAATACCTTGGTCATTGATATTTCTATCATCCAAAAGTGGAATATAGTGAAATTTTTTCATAGTTTGACCATAATGTTTAGTCAATGTTTCCACATCCCCTAGTGGTGAGAAATACTCTGCTTGTGCTGAATCAATCAGTGCCTTACGTTTATACTCATATGTATTAAACTGTGTACCTACAGTACTGTTTGTACCGTCTCCATAAATCATACCCATTTAGTATCCTTAAATAAATTTAGCCCCAGCTTCCATAAGCTGCATAAACTCTTCATCACTCAACGTAGTTGGGTCATATTGTTTAACTGCTTTAGCTTTTGGTTGCTGACGCACACCTGCTTGTTTACGTTTTTCATTTCTAGCAGGGTTTTCTACCTGGCCAGTTTGACGAGCTTGTTGTGGCTGTGGCTGTGTAGTTTGAGATTGTACCTCTTCTTGAGCCATTTGGGTAACTATTTGTTGGTATAACTGTAAGTCATTAAGACCTTGGTCTTTACCTAGTAGTCTAGTCTGGTCCATAAGTGCCGACACTTTGTCAAATCTACCCATTGCTATTTCTTGGTTCAACCCAACAATAAGTTGAGGGTTTTCAAACATAGCTTGCCTTGATGCTTCGTCCCACTGTTCAGATACAACTTGTGATGTAATGGCGAATTCCGGTGTGTTCTCAATAGTACTAATAACCTCTTCAAATTCAATTTGAGAGTCGGGTATTGAGTGGTCTGTTGGAACATAATTAACGTCTTCGTCAATATCAATATCCAAAGGGTCTAATTGAGCCTCTTTTAAAGCCTTTTTAATAACCTCTGGGTTACGTGCTCTAAAGTCTAACATTTCGTTAAGTTCTTCATCTGTCACGTCTTTAAGCATTTTTACACGCTTTAAACTTGGTTTGAGTGCAGCAGTTTTTTGAGCATAATTACTTGCCATTTGTAGTGCAGTTACCAAGTCTTCTGGGTTTTTAATCCCTGGCATAATTTTACCATTTGCTTTGTACTCAGATGTAACTTTCTCATAGAAAGCCTTGTAATCAATTTCATTATCAGCAGTTTCCTGGTCTTTACCTTCTGTGTCGCTTTCAGTATTGATTTCATTTTCATTATCAGAGTCTTGAGATGCAGGTTCTAGGTCTTCATCATCTTCATTAACAGTATCTGTTTCACCTTCGTCAAGTTCTGTATCTGTGTCTGTATTAGAGTCAGAGTCAGTACCTTCTACTGTGTCCTCAATAACCTCTTCATTACCCGTATCAGGGTTAGTATTTTCAGTAGCATCATCTGCTACTGTTTCTTCTACCTCAGCAGGCAGAGAATTAATGTGATTATCAAACTCTTCGTCTGACATTGCTTCAAGGTTAGTATCAGCCATAGCTTACTCCTTGTCTTCTTGCTCTTCTTGTGAGGCAATATAAGCTTCATTATCACGAAGTGTTTGCTCACCAGCCATACCATTTTGGGCAACTTGGAATGTATAACCAACAAAACTATTGATACCTTTTAGTAAGTTTACTAAAGCATCCGTATCATATGCACCAGTATTAGTTGCAATAGCTACACCAAGCTCTTCTGGATAGTTTTTCATAAAACCTTCAGAGATAATTAATTTATAATCCGGATTTGCAAGAAGTCGTTTAAGAGCTTCACCTTTGTCGATAGCTTCTTGAGCTTCTTTATTTGAGACTTCGATTTGTTCGAGTTCCTCAGCAGTCATATAAGTCCTTTTTGTTTCCTTCTAGTTTATAGAAGATGTCTTTGGTTGAAGAGCTTTTATAGACAGTCACTTTTTGGTCTGCGGTATTATATCATAAAATATAATCTATCTCTTAATTAATCCTGTTGAACCAAGATTAGGTAGGCCATTATCTGGAGTAGCCATTAAATCAAAAGCTTTGCTATCTAAGTTAGTTAAACGGTTGTGCTCCAATTTATCAAGATGTTCTTGATGCTCAATTCCTTGGTCTCTTCTCAAGAAATCAAGGTCTTGTTGGTCTGACTTACTATGTAAGTTGCGTGCCTTAGCTTGTTCAACAGCTGCTTTACCTTGTTTAATAGGTATATCATTTGCATAAGCTTGAGCTTTAGCCATTGTTTCCTGAATTTGAGCCTGTAGTAACTGCAATTCAAGTTGAGCTTTTTGTTGTTCAAGTTCATTTGGTTGGGGCTGGAATGACTCAATTTTCTTAGCTAGTTCAGGCATATTACGTAGTCTAGCTATTTCAGCTCTAATCATTCTTACTTCTTCTGGGTCAGATGATTGTGCAGTAGTCTGTAGCATAAATGACAACTCTTGAGCTTTTTGATTATCAGCTTCAGGTGTAGAAATAGATAATTTAAGGTCATACTCACCTGCAAGGTCTTCACGATGTATAGTTCTAAACTCTTGGTGGGTTACTCTTATTACTTCCTCATCTGATAGGAACTCTGCGTTCATGGCTATAATTTTACGCCCTATCTCTTCGATACCTTTGGATAGTCTACGTAAGATACCAAGTTCACGTTTAGATGCACTATCTAATGCTCCTCTAGCTCCCGTAGCTGTAGAGCCAAGTGCTGCACCACTAATACCCTGACTAAATGCTTTAACACCAGTCATAGACTCTGCTTCCATATTTTGAAGGTTAACCATTTCCATGGCACTTCTAGGTATTTCTGGGTATGTCTGCATATGTATTGATGTTCTTGGGTCAAACCCAGGGTTATAAAAGAAGTCTTCACCATTTTGGAACTTCTTCATATTAGCAGCATCAAGCATACCTTTTTGTAAGCCTTGTTGTCCATTAGCACTTCTACCCATGATATCAATCATACCACGAGTAACAGCTCCGAGAATAGCTTGGTTATCTTCAAGTAATGCACCATCAGGTTC